AAGAAAAAAAAGAAAAAACTCCAGAATTTAGAAATCTTGGAGTAGATCTAAAAGCCGATCTTAAAGATTTTGCGAAGGGATTTGTATCTACATTTACTACTAATAGTTTTGCAGAACGTCTAATAGGCAAATCCGAGATGCCTGCAAATGTTGAGAAACCAACTATTTCAGATATTGAAGATACCGTTGAAACCATTAAACCAGCAGACAATACAACTGCCCCGGTTGAAAATAAAGATCCATTAGAAACAGATCAAGCTAAAGAGTTGCCCAATCAAAACAAAATTTTAGCAGATATGGTTGCGGTATTAATTGATTTGCGAGATGATAAATCTCAAAAACAGTTACTAGGTGAAGCAATTGCTATTAAAAAATTAATAACAGATCAAAACAACGCAACTAAATTGTCTGGCGGCATAGAACCCAATAATGAAGAAGCTAAACAGGAAGATCGAGAAAAACTTGCAGAAGCAATTGCGAGAAAACTAGCAGATGTGTTAGACGGAATGGGCGACTCATCCTTACTCGGTCTCGGCCCAGATGTAGATCCAGATGGCAAAAAGAAACCAGGTGGCGGGGGAAAAGGAAAACTTGCCGTTCCTGGGTTGACGGCGGGGATGATTGGATATGATCTTTACGAAGCCGGTCGTACAGAGGTAAAAACAGACGATGAGGCCAAAAATGCTGTATCAAATGCAAATAATGCTGGCGTCAAGGCAATTAGAGAGAGCATATTAGGACCAGATACACCAAAAGAAAAAATACCACTAAAAGAATCATTAAATCCAGGGGAGGAGTTGGTGCCTACCTTGAGCAAGCCTCCAAAAAAAGTTTCTACAAAAGAATCATTAAATCCAGGGGAGGAGTTGGTGCCCGCTATGGAAAGCACCTTGAGCAAGCCTCCAAAGAAAATTTCTACAAAAGAATTAAAAAACATAAACACATTTTTAAATGAACAACAGGAAACACAAAAAGATAAACTTAAAGATGCCCCTTGGTATACTAAAATGTTTGGTATAGGTAAAGAAGACTATTTAAAAACATTACCAGTTCAGAAAACCCGAGAAGAAGAAGCAATCGAATGGATGCAACGACAAGAAGAACTTAAAAAAATATATCCGAATAAAAATACAAGTCCAAAAATACCAGCAGTCACGCCCAAAAAAGAAGAAAATAATGTAGGTAAGCTGTTAGAGCAAGTAACAGATAAAAATACAGAGTTTAAAATGTTTAATATTGGGGAAAAGCCTACACAAATGATGCCCCCAATTATATCGCAAACAACAGTAAACAACAAACAAGAAACTATGCTTGCCGCTACTCCTACTCCTCATAGTTCATCAAATTCATATAATAAATGGCAGGGTAGACGAAGTAGCTATACAGATTGATACATTAAAAAAGCCCGGTCTCCCGGGCTTTTCTTTTACTTCTTAGCTTCTTGTTCAGCCTTTAATTCTTCAGGTCGTTTAACCTTTGGTTTTGCCGGCTTATCAGTTCCTGCGTCTGCAGGCTTATCCTCTTTAGGTTTCTTTTCAATTTTGCGAACCCCTGGAGTTGCTGTTGGTTCCGGTGCTTTCGCCTTCTGCGTCTTCACCGGTTCCTTCTTTTTTTCTGCAGGTTTATCCTCTGCTGCATACCCAGAATGGGCCATTGCTAAAGCAGCTAAAAAGGCAATTAAAGATTTACTGAATTTCATAGAATTCTCCGATTAATCATCGCTTGCAAGTTTTGCGAAGTATGATAATGATTCGTCATCGTTATCAAAGTCTACATCCTTTTTAGGAGTAGGAACCGCCGCACGCGATGCTTGTGGTTTAAATGAACTTTCTTCATCTAGCGAAACATCTTCTGCTGGTTTTACTGGAGGCGCACCTGCAGAAAGAACCATAGAAAGTTTCTTTTTCAGATCATCATATGACTTGAAGTTTTTAGCATCAAGGAATGCTGTTAAGGAATGTTGTTTATTCCAGATTGTTTCAATTGCGGCATCGTCATTTGAAATAGCACTAGGTGCATCAAACTCTGATTTATCGTAATTGCGATAACCTTCAACATTGCGAATCTTCAACTTGAAGTTTGCACCTTCCCAGAAATCAAACGGGTTAAGTGGTTTCTCATCTTCAAATTGTGGCTCGGCTACATCTTTAATCTTATCAAAGATTTTCTTACCGAATTTAAACAAGAACACCTTGCCTTCATTTTCAGGATGCTTAGAATCTTGAACAACAAGAATGTTAGTGTAGTATGTTAGCTTGCGTTTTTGTTTGCGAGCAACTTCTTTATTTGCTTCTGAACCTGAGTTCCACAATTCAGTATTAAGTTCTGATACTGGATCTTGTTTGCCGATAGTGGTCAAAGAATTCTCAATGTACCATTTACCTGTAGGTCCCTGAAAGCCGTGATTCCAAATACGAACCCAAGGTAGTTCCTCGCCCTTTGGTGGAGCTAAGAAACGAATAACCGCATAGCCGTTGCCTGCCTTGTCAACCTCAGGTTGCCAGAAGCGATCGTCGTTGCGATTGTTAGATTCGGATTGGGGATTTGCGATCTTTTCAACTTCTTTCATTAATGAATCGAAGCCACCGCGAGATTTGCGTAGATCAGATAGTGAAGTATAAGCCATAATATTTCCTTTCGTATTGGCGTAGTATAAGCGTAGTATTAACGTCGTTTATTTTTTTGATTAACGTATGCATAATCTAGAAATTCATCAAACACATCATCGTCTTTTTGCAATGATGCTACATTATATATAATCTTTCGATGTTTGTCAATTTTTGAGGTACCCTTTTCAACTCGGCGTATCTTTTTCTCGCGATCGTACCAATCGCTTTTCTTAGTTTTATTCATTTTAAAAAATAAAAATCTCCATAAATTTAAACATCTTTTGTTCGTTTTGCCTGGATTCTGACATACGGCCAAGACAAAACTCTTTTACTTAATTCTTGTTGCCCGTGAGCAAGTTTAATTAAATATCTCTGGGTTTCCAACATCGTTTCCTGTTGTTGTGAAATTACTTCTTGTAGCATTGTTATATTTTCTTCAAGCTTTTTAATTTTTTTATTAGATTGCACTAATTCTGCGTCTAAAGATTGCATCGTATTTTTCCAGGTCTAAAATTAGAAACGGTTTATATTTTTTAATAAGTCTAGATACATCAGGCCACACTACAGTGTCACTGATTTCTTTATCATAAGTTTCAACAAACCCATTAAGTTTCTCAAGAATCACTAATGTCTCTAGACTAATAGTTTTTCTCAAAAATGCTTTTATTATATATGGATGTTGTCCTTTAGACACGGTGAAAATATCTTTAATTTTTAATCCAGAATCATCCATTTCCTGAATTAAATTGTCCAAATCTTGTGTGAAATTATAAGACAAACTCTCAATTTTCTTCTTCCACATCTGGTATCGTTGTCCTGCTTCAGAATCAAACATTCCACCCCAACGATCACCTGACACAAAATTGGCGACTAAAAAATTAGCAACTTCTTCGTCAGAATAATTTTTTGATATTTTTCTAATTGAGAACAAATCTGTTCTTTTAGCAAACGCTTGTCGGCTCGCGCGTACCCTGCCTTTTTGTTTAATTACATCATATGCATCTGTAGTAAAGTGTAGCTTTAAAGCAATATACATTTTGTAAACTGAAAATTCATCCATTATCATAGCGGCAATTTGCCCCTTGGTCTCATATAGTTTTGATCTTCAGCTTCGTTTTGAATTTTATCTTTAAGAGATTGATTTATCAATTTTGTAACTGCCTCAACATCTATATCAATATCGTTACAATACGCAATTACTGCATCCATATATCCAATTGACTCTTGTAATACTTTTTCTTCAATGTAGAGCGAAAATTCATTTGGCGATCTAAATCTCTTAGTAATAATTAGAGCATCGGTTAATGTCTCTTCTGTTTGTTGTTCTAACATTTCTATCATTCGATTTCTGGAAATAAGATTTCATCCATAAAGTTTTTAAACACCGTTTCGTCGATGCCTAGGTTAATCATCATTGCCGGAGTATGGGGGTTCATCTTTTGGAACTTACAATAATTGTTATATTGTTCCTTATATGATTCACCTGTTTTCTCAACACATCCTACATTATATAGGTAAACGTCTAAACTTTCAATAGCTAAATCAGCTAATTTATCCAATTCTTCTTCTTCGGATATATTACCTGC